TACCGACGCCGATCATTCGTTTAAGTGGTTCTTTGTGCCCGCCCAGGGCGGCGCGGGGCCGAAGCGGTAGCTTTGGAATGATGCCGGAGGGATTGTTCCGGCATCTTCCTTTATTTGGAATGGCCTGGGCCGATGGGCACGCGATAGCATGGCGTCACTTGAGCCCGACCGGCGGCTGATCTAGGTTGCCGGTATGGCTATTCGCATTATGACCGGCGACTGCCGGGATATCCTAAAAACGCTCTCTGCTGACAGCGTGCATTGTTGCGTAACGAGTCCGCCGTATTGGGGGTTGCGAGATTATGGTATAGCCGGGCAGATTGGGCTAGAGCCTACTTACCAGGAATTTATCGAAAAGATGGTGGCCGTGTTTCGCGAGGTGCGACGGGTACTGCGGTCGGATGGGACGCTGTGGCTGAATTTGGGGGATAGTTACGCGGGCAGCGGCGGTGGGCCGAAGCCGAGCAATGTGGGCGGTGAATGCAATAAAGTGGCATACTCGCCGAGTATTCAAACAGGACACGGCCTAAAGGCCAAAGACGTATGCGGCATCCCCTGGCGCGTCGCATTCGCCCTCCAAGCTGACGGCTGGTGGCTCCGTCAAGACATAATTTGGAGCAAGCCCAACGCAATGCCGGAGAGCGTCACGGATCGGTGCACGAAGGCGCACGAGTATCTGTTTCTGCTGACGAAGTCGGCGCGGTATTATTTCGATGCGACAGCCATTGCGGAGTCGAGCATTCATGCCGGCGTCGTGATCGACTACACTGGTAACCAAAAGAATAATTCGGTTGATCCTGACTTACAGCGCACCAGGTTCAAAGGCCGCGCCATCACCGTGACGGACACACGCAACAAGCGTTCCGTCTGGGAAATCGCCGCCCAGCCATTCTCCGAGGCGCATTTCGCCACGTTTCCGCCGGCACTGATCGAGCCCTGCATCCTCGCTGGTACGAGCGCGAATGGCTGCTGCGCGAAGTGCGGTGCGCTGTGGGTGAGGATGCAAGAACGTTTAGGTAAAAATGGTCGATCCATCACGGTTCCAGCATCTGCGCGGGTTGCGGCAGATGATGAGGGTCCAATAATGGGAGACAATGCATTTACATCAAATGAACTTGAACGCGGTTCATTCCGCGCAAAATCCGGCCTAGTATCTAAGAAAGATTGCGGCTGGTCCCCTTCCTGCCAATGCAACGCCTCCGTGGTCCCCTGTACCGTCCTAGATCCCTTCGGCGGTGCCGGCACCACGGGCCTCGTCGCCGATCGACTGCAGCGCAATGCCATCCTGATCGAGCTTAATTCGGCTTATTCGGAGACGGCGCGCAAACGTCTCGCGGGTGACGCGCCTTTGTTTGCGGAGATAACCGACGATGCCCGCACCGCCCTATGACATCGTAACAAAGATAAACCTTCGTGCTCTAGGAGGGGTCACGCTTCCCCAAGATTACCCAAGCCCTCCGGTTTCAAACCTGACGGGCCGACAGCAGCCGGCTTCATTGATCGGCACGACGCGGCCGGGCGGGAGCGAATGGCATCCCGACAGCTCCGGCGCATTGAGGCCGCCGCAGTTCACTGCCGGCATGGCGTTCTCGGATATCGGCTCGTCGGGCCTGCGCCAATGGTCTGGCTGGGTCCGCGAGGAGTTTCTGCCGCAGCTGCAAGGGCGGCAAGCGGCGCGCGTCTACCGCGAGATGCAGGATAATTCGTCGGTGATCGGCGCGCTGATGTTCGCCATCAACGCGACGATGCGGCGCATCGAGTGGAGGGTTGATCCCGCGAACGACAGCCCCCGCGCTGCCGCGATCGCCGAGTTCTTCGATAGTGCTCGCGACGACATGTCGAGTACCTGGCCAGAATTCATCGTGGAAATGCAGAGCATGCTGGGCTACGGCTTCGCGCCGATGGAGGTTATCTACAAGCAATGCCTCGGCCGCGATCCGCCGCCCGATCCGCTGCGGCCCGGCAAGATGCGGCCGACAAGCAAGTTCGACGATGGTCTGATCCGCTGGCGCAAGATCGCGCTGCGCGGCCAAGACACGATCATCAAGTGGTTCTTCGGTGAGGACGGTGCAATTGAGGGACTGACGCAGCAGCCATGGCAAGGGCCATTGATAGATATTCCAATCGAAAAGCTTCTAATATTTAGACCAACTACTTATAAAAACAATCCAGAAGGTCGCTCTATACTTCGTTCATCTTATCGCGCTTGGTACATGTCAAAGCGCCTCGAAGAAATGGAGGCTATTGTCTACGAGCGCATGGGTGGAATTCCGACCATGTACATTCCAAACCAGATATTTGAGGCGGCGGCCGCCGGCGATGTAAACGCTTCGATGAAGCTCGCGCAGTTTAAACAGATGACGACTAACGTCCGCGTTGACGAGCAGATGGGCCTGGTGCTGCCGGCCGATCTCTGGGAAGGCACGACGCAGAAAATGTATGACTTCCAGCTCGTGACGCCGCAGCACGGCCGCACCACGGTTGACGCTGACAAGACAATCACACGATACAACGTCAACATGCTGGCGTCGGTCATGGCGGATTTTCTGCAGCTCGGCCACGAGAGCCGCGGCACGCAGGCGCTATCGCAGAACAAGACGGATATGTTTTTCAATTCCCTCGAGGGCTTCCTTGTCGCCGGCAGCGAGGTGATGAACCGCTACGGCATCCCGCGGCTTGGCGCGCTCAATGGGCTCGATCCCGACGAGCTGCCGACCTATTCGCCGGACATGCCGCAGCGGCTCGATCTCGACGTGCTGTCGAATTTCGTAATGCGGCTTGCTCAGGCCGGCATGCCGCTGTTTCCGAACCCCGTGCTCGAGGAGTATCTCGCTGACGCCGCCGGCTGGCCGGATATCAGCGACGACAATTCGGAAGCGCACGCGATCGTTGGCCCTGGCGCCGCGATGGAAATCCAGGACAACGCGCCGCCGGCGCAACCGGGACAGCCGCCCCAGCCAGGACAGCCGGTCGGGCCGCCTCCGGGCTCGCCGCGCGACAAGCTGGAAAAGATCGTGCTGGCCTCGATGCGGCGGCGCGCTATTCGTGGTTCGGGCGGCACAGTAGTGCCAATGAGCAAACGCCGTGCCGCTTCGTCCGCGCCGTTCGCTTCGTGAGCGCGACTACCAGGATCCGCGCGAGCCGGTCCGCATGCTGGCGCAGGCCAACGAGCGGCATCTGGCCAAGGATTTGCGGGAAGCGTTTCGGCACCTGCGCAATCGGGTGCCGGTGGCCGAGATAGCCCGGCTGATCCGTCACGGCCACCTGGCCGGCGTAGCGGACGCCGCTGGCCTCGGCCACTTCGGCGAAGTTCTGAAAGAGCCGTTTCAGCGGCTCGGCGAAATCTGGAACAAGGCGGCCGATATTGGCGCCGATCGGATCAATCGTGACTTCAAGCGCGCCGGCAAGCGGGTGCGCTACCGGCCTCGGGTCGCTAAAGCGATCGGTGACGGCTTCGACTTCGATCTGCTTGACGAAGATACTCAGGCTGCGCTACGCGAAGCACAGGATGATCTGATCGCGCAACTGGACAGCGCAGCGCGCGATGTGATCGAGGCCGCGATCACCAACGGCGTCAATGCAGGCGACACGCCGGAGGAGATCGCGGCAGCGATCCGCGACACGATCTCGCTCACCGATCGCCAGGCCCAAGCCGTCACGAACTACCGGCTGCTGCTCGAAGACCTCGACAGCGGCGCGCTCAATCGCGCGCTGCGCAATATCGAATATGACGCCGCGGTCGAGGACGCGATCGACAGCGGCGAATTCTTGTCGGCCGAGGCGATCGACCGCATGGTCGAGGACTACGCCGACAATTTTCTCGACTTCCGCGCTGACACGATCGCGCGCACCGAAAGCTTGCGAGCTGCCAACCAGGGCTTGCGCGACGGCTACCGCCAGGCTGCTGACCGCGGCGTATTCCCGGCCGAAGCGGTGACGCGCCACTGGCAGATCGCGACCGACGAACGCGTTTGTCCGGTGTGCCAATCGGTTGCTGAGCGCAATCCGGACGGCGTGGGTCTGGACGAAGACTTCGAAAGCGAGGATGGTCCACAGGATGATCCACCGATCCATCCGCGGTGCCGATGCACGGTCGAGTACATCACCAACCTCGATATGCTGCCGGACGATGAGACTGAGGACGAGGATCAAGCCGCAGCTTAAATCCCCGTCCACTTTGCCTTGCCGAGCCTAACCTCGCCAAGCCAAGCCTTGCCTTGCCGAGCCTAGACAGCCACGCCTCGCGTTGCCCTGCCCGGCCAAGCCTTGCCTTGCCTCGCCCCGACAGCCTTGCTAAGCCTGGCCCAGCCATGCCTGACCGCGCCTTACCAAACCGTGACGCCGAAAACGGTAAAGCTTGATTTGCCCCGTTGCAAGAGGGCCGCCGCATGAACGTAATGACCATTTCGGCTGAAGCGCTGGCGCTGATGGCGGATGACCCGGACTTCGCCGGCTATCTGAAGCAGGAGCCAGGCGTTGGCGACGTGCACCAGCCGTCATCGGGCGGCGGCAAACCGAAGAAAAAGAAGCCGGCGGACTTCCAATCGCTGATCTCGACGGTCGGCGATCTGCCGGGCGACCGGCCAGTGCGGAAAGAGCTGGACGCGCTGCTCGCCGAAATGGAGGCCGCGCACCAGGCCGAGCGGGAAATGCTGAAGCGCTTTGGGCTCACTTACGACGAGCCGAAAGTGCACGAAGTCGACAAGCAAAGCGCGACGCGGCATCTGCGGCCGCATGAAGACGGCGGCGCCTATAGCCCATTCCCGCATGACCCGAATGCGATGAACAATTTGCATCCCGAGCAGATGCGGCGCTTCCTCGACGCGCTCACCGACCAGGATAGTTTGCCGGATCGCCGCGTCGGCATGAACACGCTGGTAGCGCTGCAGCCGCGTGTCGACCCGGACAAGGTGGACAGCATGGGCCGCATGCTGCTCGACGGTAAGGTTCAAAAGATGGATCTGAAAAAGCCGCTCGTAGTTCGCGCCAGCGGCAAGAACTACCTTGCAGACGGACACCATCGCGCCGCGGCGCATTGGCTTGCTGGGGCAAAGGCGATCGACTGCAAGTTTGCCGATCTGAGCGGCGACGACGAAGAGCTGACCAAGGAATGGCAGATTGACCTGCCCATTTTCAAAGCCGCTGGCGGCGACGACCTCACGGGCCGAATGGTATTCGGAATTGCTTCGATGATCAGTGAGGGCGGAAAGCTAGTTGTCGACAAACAAGGTGACATTATTGCGCCACGCGAATTAGAGAATGCTTTTTATAATTATTTGCTCGAAGGCGGCCAGCATGGAGAAATGCACAAATTCGTTGGCACCGGTCGATGCATCGCCGGCTATGTGATCACCGACGAGCACAAGCGTGCGATCGCTAAGGCCGGTTACAAGCTCAGCTTAACCAATAAAGCCGGCGAGGAATGCGAAGGCTTGATCGCCGGTTGGGTAGTCGACGAACCGACAACACTGGAAAAAATAAAGTCCGGTGAGCTGCCCGAGCTGTCGATCGGCGGCACCGGGCTGCGCGTGAGCCTCGAATAGAGCTACGCAGGGCCGCCACCATGGCTCTGCGTCAAGGCCGTCAACAACACAGCTCTAAAACCCCAGTTAGCCCCCCAGAGCGTTGGCGGCCTTCTTCAGTTTGCGGGCGCCCGTGAAGACGGGATTAAGAGCACCGTCGCCTTCCGGCGGGCTGCGAATTCACCGGAGAACTCAGTGATGGCGACCCTATTGACGCGCTTGCGTATTAACGAAGTCAGCTCGGTCGACCGTGGCGCCGGCAAGAACGTCAAAGTTTTCCTGACTAAACGAGCGGCGGAGGACACGATGGCGGTCTGTAAGGAATGTGGCGGCGACGGCATGCACACCGCCAAATGCTCGAAGTTCATGAAAGCATGGTGGCTGGATCATCTTACTTCCGGCGATGGCGAATACGAAAAGCGCGAATTCTCTGCCCAGCAGCGCGAGCACCTTGCCGGCACCGGAGCCGCGATGCCCGGGGGTGGGTTCCCGATACAAAATGAAGGCGATCTTCGAAACGCAATTCGAGCGATTGGGCGCGCCAAGAACCCTGGCGCTGCAAAAGCTCATATCAAGCAGCGTGCGCGCTCGCTCGGGCTTACCCGGCTGCTGCCCGACAGTTGGGAAAAGCGCGACAAGCCCAAGCATGACGACGAGGACCAGGATCGCAAGCTGATCGCGGAAATGCTCGCCGATCGCGACGAGAAAAAGCGCAAGAGCGCAATGGGCGATTTTTTGAAGGCGATCGAAGCTGACCTCAACGTGCGCAAGGCCCTCGCCGGAGCTGTAGCCGCAGCCCATGAGGTCGATGACGATGGCGAACGCTTGGCCGCTATCTGCAAATCGGTCAATCAATGCGTCGACTATCTGGCGGTGCCAGGCGCCGCGCTTCATGCCGCGGTGGCGGCAATTTCGAAAGGAAATGACATGACCAAGACTATGACCCTGGAGGAGCTGACGACTAGCATGGAAAAGCTCACGAAGCGCAATACCGAGCTGGAGCGGCTGCTCAAGATGAGTGAAAAACATCGCCAGTACATGGATGACATGGACATGGACGAGGACGAACGCGAGGAGTTCGGCGACAAGGAACCGGACGAACGCGATGCTCATATGGAGAAGCATCCGGTCGAAAAAGCGAAAAAGGAAAAGGAAAAGGAAAAAGAGGAAGACGACGGCGATGGTGAGAAGGAAAAGCGCAAGCGCGACCTCGCCAAGATCGCCGAACTGGAAAAGCGCGTCGGCGCCTTTGAGGCTGAGGCTGAACAGCGTATCTGCAAGCAGCTCTGCCGCGATAACGGCTTGCCTGAGGCCGACCACGAGATGCTCGCCAGGCTGCGCAAGGCCGATCCCAAGGCGGCCGAGGATATGCTCAAGCGTACACGCGGCCTGGCCGCTCAGGCTAACCCGACGCTGTTTACCGAGCTTGGCAAGGGTGGCGCTGGCACCGACGATCCGGGCGCGGCGATCCTGACCAAGGCGCAGCAGATGATGGCTGAAGTCAACAAGAGCGCGAAGACGCCGGCCGAGCGGATCAGCATCGAGAAGGCTCGCATGCTAGTCCGCGAGGCCAATCCGGAGCTGGCCAAGGCCGAGCGCGAGATCGAGCAGCGCCGGCGCATGGGCCGCGCGGCGTAATTCACCGCCCAATTACCAACGGGCGAAACGTAGGGCGCTCAGCCGCAAAACTGGCGCCCTTCTCGTTTCCAAAACATGAGAGGAGCCAGCGATGGCATACTATGGTGAAGGCATCCACATTGGCACGATGGTCGCTGGCGAGGATTTGTCGGCAACGTCCGGTCTGACTGGTCAGAACAGCTCGGGCCAGTTTCTGGCAATGAAAGTAAGCACCGCCGCCGATAACACGGCGCTGCACTGCTCGACCGGCAACGAGATTTGCATCGGCATTTTGCAGAACAAGCCGAAGTCCGGCGAAGTCTGCGACATCCAAAACGATGGCGTAACTAAAGCGATGTGCGGTAGCGCTTTCACGCGCGGCGCCTTGCTAGAGCTTGATAGTTCGGGTCGCGTTATCGGTCCGGCTACCAGCGGCCACGTCGCCGTCGCTCAGGCGATCGAGAGCTGCGGTGGCCTCGGAGAAATCCATACCGTCGTGCTCTTCCCAGGCAAGAACCTGGCCTAGCCGTAAACGGCCATTCGGCGATGGCCGCTCGGCCCGCAGCGATGCGCGCCAAGCCTCGTCAACGGATTGGGTGGTCCCTATCGGAGCGGATGTTGCGGGTAAGCCTTTTCGAACCACGCAACAAACGCCTTGCGATCACGTGCCTTCAACACGAGATGCGCTAAGTAGTGGCAATCCCGGCAGAGTACCGCAAGGTTCTCTGCCGCGCCGTTTGTTCGATCTTCGTCCAGATGATGTAAATCAATACGCTGTTTCGCTTTGGTCTGTCCGCATATCTGGCACTTACCTCCGGCGGCATCCCATGCTTCGATGGCCGCTTTCCCATGTCTGGCAAAGCGCACATTACGTTGCCGACGCGCGTAGTGTTCCTTGCAGAATAGGGTCGATCCCTTTTTTAGTCGTTTTGTGCACATTGAGCATTTTCCAGAAGCTTTCTGTTTAGCGCGATTGCGCCGCGATCTGTCGCGCTCGCGCAGCGCGCAGCGTTTGCATTTTGTTTGTCCAAACTGGTGCTTTCGTTGGCCACAATGAGAACAGAGCCCGCGTAAAGCTCTCTCGATTTGTCGAACGGTATTCTCATGTAGCCCAAGCGCGATAGCGGTTTTTTGAATACTTCCAGTCAAGTTGAGGCTCTGGATCACCGGTTCTCTGTCAATTTTTGTCCTGCTCGGCATGGCATCGTCCTTTCCGAGATAAACCGCCCTCGTGTCCATACACGTAGGCACTTTACCACAGAGAAGCCCGCTGTGAAGCGCGCGATCTCATGATAGATGGAGGGTCTCTTGGCCGAACCCGTGTATGGCGACGTCCACGTAGCCGCAGCGCTAACTGACATCGCAGTTGCTTATCTTCAGGATGAAGCAAACTACATCGCGAACAAAATCTTCCCCGTGGTTCCGGTACAGCACCAGACGGATGTGTATTTCGTTTGGTCGAAATCGGATTTTTTCCGCGATGAGGCGCAGTTGCGCGCTGACGCGACGGAAAGCGCGGGCTCTGGCGTCAATCTGACGACCAAGAGTTACAGCGCCAAGGTTTGGGCGCTGCACCAGGATATTGGCGCGCAAGTCCGATCCAACGCCGACCCAGCGGTCGACGTTGACATAGTGGCTACTCGCCAATTAATGCAGAAGATGCTCATAAGAAGAGATCGTATTTTCGTCCAAAACTACATGGCGACGAGTATCTGGGGCACCGATATTACCGGCGTCGCCAGTGCGCCAACGGCCGGCCAGACGATCCAATGGTCGGACGATGCCAACGGCGATCCGTTTACCGACATCGCCACCGGGCAAACTACGATCCTGCAGAATACCGGCTTTCTGCCGAATGTTCTGCTGCTCACCTGGCCGGTATATCAAGCGCTGCGAAAGCATCCGCTTGTCGTGGATCGCATCAAGTACACCAACCCAGCGTTTGCCGGAACGATAACGCCGCAACTGCTAGCCGAGGCTTTTGACATCGAGGAGGTCGTGGTCAG